TGCAGATGGAGTTGGTAATAAATTGCTGCGCTCTGGCAAAGACCCTACTGACATCCTAGCAGAAGTATCAAAGCGGACTCGTGCAGCATTCCCGCATAAGTTTCGTAATCCTAACAAGGATACGGCTCCAAAAGTGGAGAGTGGTTCCAGTGGCAAGAATCGTGGAGGTAGTGAGACTTCTGGTCTTACAGCCGGAGAGATTCAGATCATGGAGCAACTGATCCGTTCAGGAGCACCTATTACCCGAGAGGCGTACATCAAGGACTTGAAAAAGTCAAAGGGAGTTTAAATGAGCACAGACAAAAAAGAAGCAATTGCTAAGGCCCCGAGTGGAAGGCCAGTCAGACAGACAACTGGGACAAGAAACAAGTTTGCGTATATTAACAAGGACCCAAACTTTGAGTATCGTGTTGCTGTGGACAACGACGGCACTGGAGATAGAATTGCCGAACTAAAAGACCGAGGCTATGAAATGGTTCCTTCTGGAATCCATCGGCTCGGAACCCAACGCGTTGACGAGTCTTCTAAAGACAGTTCAATCGAAACCATGAATGCGGGATCAGGAAATAAGGGTTACCTTATGAGAATCTCGAAAGATTGGTACGAAGAGGACAAGAAAGAGAAGGCCAAGAGAATCGACGCCACGGAACAAGGACTCAAAAACCCCTTAAATGATGGCACTCTTACAGGATCAATTTCAATTAATGAAAAGTAATCCGAATGCCGTCGTAAGGAAATCCATATAATTAGGAGATTTTTACATGGCTAATACAAGTCGCATTAACGGTTTTAAACCCGTTAAGCACCTGACAGGCGCTCCCTATAACGGTCAGTTCAATATCTATGAAGTCATCGCGGCTGATGCCACGGCGGTTTTCGTGGGTGATCTGGTTCAGTTAGTAGCGGGCACCACCACCGAGGGATATCCTTCTGTGGGCGTTGTGGCTACGACCCAACTCACTACTGGTTCCGGCGTTGTCGGCGCAGTGGTTGGTTTCGTTGTGGACCCGACAGCACTGAATACCCCGCAATATCGTGCCGCTTCGACGAAGCGTCTCGTGAAGGTTGCGGATGCACCTGATCTAGTTTTTGAAGTACAAGACGGCGGAACAGTGCCCTGTACGGCTGCGCTGATTGGTGCAAATACTGGATACACGATCGGCTCCGGTTCGACGACCACAGGTACATCGGCTGCTACGACGGGCGCAACTGTCCCGGCGACGACCGTCACCCTGCCGTTGAAGATACTGGGCGTCGTTCAGCGTCCTGACAACGAGGCTTATGCCGCGTCACAAAAACTGTTGGTTAAGATCAACGTTCATGCGTATGGTAGCATGGGCACCAACGTATCATAATCGGGAGAATTTAAATGACTATTAATACAAGTTCATTTGCGAAAGCCCTATTCCCCGGTGTGAACGCGTGGTATGGCAAATCGTATAGCGAATACCCGCTCGAAGTTGAGCAGTTGTTCGAGAAGCAAACAAGCAAACGCGCTTGGGAAGAAGACGTCGGCGTTAGTGGCTTTGGTCTGGCAGTTGTCAAGACCGAAGGCGCTGCGGTGTCGTTTGACAACGAGCGTCAAGCGTTCACGACCCGTTACACACCGGTTGTCTACGCTCTTGGTTTCGTGATTACTCGCGAAATGAGAGACGACGACCTGTATGACGTGGTTGGTCAGCGTAAAGCTCAAAGTCTGGCATTCTCTGTTCGCCAGACGCAAGAGACCGTTGGCGCGAACGTGTACAACCGTGCCTTTACCTCGGGTTACACCGGTGGTGATGGTTCTATCCTTGCAGTCTCTTCGCATCCTAACGTTGCCGGTGGCACGCAATCGAACGTTCTGGCTACTGCCTCCGACTTGTCGGAAGCGGCGCTGGAGCAAGCGTGGATCGACATCTCCTTGCTGAAGAATGACCGTGGTCTACAAATTGCTCTGAAACCTACGCAATTGATCGTTCCGCCGCAACTCGCGTTTGAAGCTCATCGTATCCTCAAGAGCAACTTACGTGTTGGTACGGCTAACAACGATACGAACGCGATTAAAGATATGGGCAACTACTCGATGGGCGTGACCGTTAATCATTACCTGACCGACACAGACGCGTGGTTTATCCGCACGAATGCGCCGCACGGAATGAAGCGTATCGTCCGTGATGCACCGGAATTTGGTACGGAAAACGATTGGGATACCGAAAACGCGAAGTTCAAGACGCGTTATCGTGAAGCCTATGGCTGGTCCGACTACCGTGGCCTGTTTGCCTCGGCTGGTGCGTAAGCAATAAACTGGAGGTTTAGTGGAAATTGAAGCAAATTTGTCGGGACATAATTACTGCATAACAGTTCCTTGTTATGATGAAATGATAGCGTCTCCAACGTGTTTAAGTTTGCTAGAGACGTCCGCTAAGTTAACAGAGTTAAACGTCAAGCACTCCTTCGTAATCATACGAGGGGGTGCCTTGATTCATCAGGTACGGAACGAGCTTACACATAAGTTCCTGCATGAGACAGACTGTGATACTATGGTCTGCATAGATTCAGATATATCTTGGGAGTGGGAAGCCATGCAGAGATTGCTGGTATTCTCGCATTATTACCCAATCGTAGCAGGTGTATACCCCATGCGGAAAGACCCACCGGGTTTCTTCGTTAATGGGTACGGAGGTCCAGAGACAGCCAACGAACATGGCTTACTAGCCTGTAGAGGGACTGGAATGGGCTTCGTAGCGATTACCCGTAAGGCACTGGAGCAGATTCCAGCCCCTACGTACTTTAGTCCCCAGTATCCGGAATATCCCATGAAGGCCTACTTTCAATGTGGCCTAGTGAATAACCGGTCATTCGGGGAAGATATCTGGTTCTTTGAGGAGGCCTACAAAGCCGGAATTACCACAATGATTGACCCGGGTATTGATCTACTTCATCATGGGAAAAAAACCTATGATTATCAGTTTCAACATGCAGTACAAAAAGATATACTGTCCGAGGGTGAGATTCCCTTGGCTTTTCCTAACGGAGTTAAAAAATGATTTCCAATTATGATCAAGGTTTTGCCCAAGGCCTGACGGTTCGTGGGATTCCAGTGGTTCAAGCCCACCCCGGTAAAGTGTTCTGGGTTGGCAATTCGTCCACCACAGCTTCGCTGCGTGGCGAAAAAGGCGAGTCCGATGGTAACGACGGTACGTTCCTTGCCCCGTTCTCGACGATTGATTATGCTTTATCACAGTGCGTTGCGGATCGTGGCGACATCGTTTTTGTTCGTCCGGGCTATACGGAAACTGTTGGATCGACCGATCTGACGCTTGACGTCGCTGGTGTTGCTGTTATTGGTCTTGGTTCGGGTTCTAATCGTCCTACGCTGAACTTGACGGCCACGGGTTCCACCATTGCTATCACTGCTGCTAACGTGCTCATGCACAACTTCCTGATTACCGGTGGTGTGGACGCGATTGTTGCTGTTATGACTGTTTCGGCTGCTGACGTTACGTTGAGCAAACTTGAATTCCGTGATGTTACGGGTCAAGCTACTGACGGTATTCTTACGACTGCCTCTGCTAACCGCCTGATGATCGACGGCTTGGTGTGGGTTGGTGCTACTGCTGACGGTCCTGCTGCTGCTATCGCTATTGTGGGTGGTGACCGGATTGAGATTCAGAACTTCTACATTGCTGGTGACTTCTCTGTATCCGCGATCGACGTTCGTACGACACTTACAACTGGTCTGAGAGTGCATGACGGCTTTTTCTGGAATAACGATGCTGCTGTTGACACGTCAGTTAAAGACACGATCGGATCATCGACTGGTCAAATCGGTCCTAATCTGTTCATCCAAACTGAAGAACACGGCGCGAACATCACCGAAGTTATCACTGGTGCGACGTTCGTTGTGTTTGATCCGGTTTACGTTGTGAACTTGGCGAACGAAAAAGCCATGTTGATCAACTGGACGGCTTCTGCTGACCTGTAATCTATGTATGTTAAGGTGGGCCATCTACCAGACTCTCGCAAGTTAGTCGAATTGGTGGCCCAGTTCAAACCAGTCCCCAGTCAGCAAGGTTATGCTACTGTGCATGGTGTAGAACAAGTCTTTCAGCCTCACCTAGATTGTACTGTTAAACGAGCATTCATAGCAATCATATGGGCTCATGGATCGATCTATCCGCACTGTGATAGTGAGACCGATAACAGAAAGCATGTAGTTCTACAGAACAACGAGGACTGCTGGTACATGCATGACAATCAATGGCAGAAGTTAGAAGAAGGTGGGATTTACACAATGAATCCCCGCCTCGTTCACGCATCTATTAATTGGGGGCCTGAACCAAGAGTACACTTGATTTATGATGAAAAATGATGTAAAGGTCCCGCCCCCTCTCCGGGGGGCGACGGCTTTCCTCTAGGAGATTTAAATGGCTGATACAGTCGCAAATACAACCATCGCTGAGACAAAGACGAACATCGTCGTTAGCTCAGTGTTTACTATCGACGGAACGGAAGCTGCTGATCTGATTCTCGTTGACAAAAGCGCAATCACGGGTCCTGACGGCACTGAGCCGGGCAAACTGGTAATTGAAAGAATCGAGTACGCAGTCTTTGGCTGTAGCTTACTCATCGAATTTGAGCACACGACGGACGATGAAGTTTGCATCCTCCAAGGTAATGGCATGATCGACTTCACTGGTGGTGGTAGATATCAGGGGTTTGTTGACCCCGCATCTGCTGGTACAACTGGTGATATCGTAGCTACGACTTTGACGACGGACGCAGGCGACACTGCCAGTCTTGTGCTTTTTTGCCGTAAGAAGGACTAGTTCATGGAAACCTCAGTCATAATTGTACTCGCAGTAAACGTTGGACTGGGGTTATTGGGCTACCTCATGAGAGATAAAATGAAGAAGATTGAAGCAGACCTGCTGAAGACCCAGTTGGACCTTCGTCACGTCGAAATCCACTATGCCCAAAAAACGGACATGGAATCGATGAAGACGGAGATACTTGGGCGCTTTGACAGGCTGGAAGATAAGCTAGACCGGCTACAGTAATGTCTTACCAACCCGGTCAATGGCTCGCTATCTGCGATCGTTGCGGTCGGCAGTTCCTTAGCGGCCAGTTGAAGCTCACGTGGGATGGCCTACGTGTGGATAAGCGTTGCTGGGAAGAGAGACACCCACAGGAGTTCGTACGTCCAGTAGTTGAGAAGAATGTTCCTTGGACTAGCCCTGAGCCAGAAGATATTAATATAGTACCAGCAGGATTTCTGTATGTAGCAGAAGGTTATTGGGATATGCCTGCCGTGGTTCCACCGGCAGCTTCTATACACGCAATGTACACAACACCAACGGAATAGGTATAAATGGCTACGATTGTAACGAGAGCAAGTAAGGGAGATACGCTGACCTTCACGGAAGCGGATGCTAACTTTGATAACTTGAATGCTGTAGCATCGGACACGTTGGTAACTGCCAAGGGTGATCTTATTGCTGCTACCGCATCCGGTGCAGTGGATAATCTCGCCGTGGGTACAAATGGTAAGGTCCTGACTGCGGATTCTACCGCAGCTACCGGGATGAGTTGGCAGACGCCAGCGGCTACGGCTGCTGCTATCGTCTTCACTCCAAATGGCAGTATCGCTGCCACTGACGTACAAGCGGCTATCGTAGAAGTTAGAGACGAAGCCCAACCACTAGATGCAGAACTTACAGCCATCGCTGGACTCACGTCCGCTGCTGATAAGGGTATCCAATTCACGGGTTCTGGCACTGCTGCTACATATGACCTGACCACGGCTGGTAAAGCCCTTCTGGATGATGCCAACGCTGCTGC